GGACGTGTCCATTTTGCGCGTGGCGTGCTCATGTCTCACTGAAGGCGCATTTCCAGACAGGTCAGCCTTTGTCGAAGGAACAACAGATCGCGACGTTGACCTATCATGCGTCGAAACATTTTCGAGAACGGCACAGGACAGATTTCGCATCAGGGGTTGGCGTATGACGGCGTCCACGGGAGCCACCATGCCAAACGACAAAGCCAAAACTGATGCGGAAGGCGCCGCCCGCCTCCCCCAGGAACCGCCGAGCGCTCGTCAGTTAATCGACTATCTCGCTGGTGTATGTCGGGAAGTCACCGACGCTGTAGTGAACGACAGCGGGACGTTCGCACGGCAGGAGGACGCACAAAATGGCGACGGTTCCTCAACTACCAGCCCTCGTGACATGCACGCGGTGTGGCGAGATCAATCAGGTCAACTGGAAAGCGTGCTGGAAGTGCCGCCGTCCATTGCCGACGCAGAACTCCTGACGATGTGGCGGTCTGTGCAAGGACCGCACGCGGAATTAACGGGGCCATTGATTCGATTCGCTGGACTGGTCGCCGCTGCGCTCCTCCGAGCGCCAGAGCCGCCAGCCGATGATCTGCGGCAAAGGCTTAGACTGCTGCCGACGTTCTATCACTCCACGATGAAACTTCGGATGGTGCCTTCTATCCAACTCGACCGAGAGGTTCGGGAACGGCTTGAGGCTGCTGGTGAATTGTGGATCTCGCAGTCGATGCTACTCGTGGAACTGGATCGCGTCGCCTCTCTCGCCCCACCAGAGGGGCTGCGAGACTTCGACGTGTGGCGTTGCGAAGAGTGTGGCGCGATCTTCAAGCATGACACTGAGCACTCGCATCTGGATGGCCCGCGCGATCTCGTTCGGTATAGAGCGGCCCACGTCGATCCACCCACAGGGGAGCCGTAGATGAAGAAACCGAAGCGCGCGTCCGCACTAGAGGCGTAGAACATGCCGAAGTCTGTCTCGGCCAAGATCCCATGCCCGTACTGTCAGAACCCGATCAGTGAAGTGAAGGACACACGCCCACAGGGGAACACGGTACGCAGACGTCGGGAGTGCGACCGCTGCGGCCGGCGCTTCACCACGGTGGAACACATCGCATCGCACCGCAGGAAAGCCACATCACAATACGACCACAATATCTAGTAGGTGGTTGAGCGCATCATACGTCATACGTATGCCCATGAAGGCAGGACGGCCCTGTGCTGGTGGCTGTGGCAAGGTGGTCACGGCAGGGCGCTGCCCTGGCTGTGCTCGATCCTCAGACCTGAGACGTGGCAGCAATACGGAGCGCGGGTACACCGGAGCCTGGCGTACGTTCGTGCAGGCGTTTACCTTGGAGCTGATTACTCGAGGCATCCCGCCGATCTGTGGTGCATCACTACCGCAAGGACCAGATACGAAAGCCTTTAGCCAGTGTGCTCAGCAAGGGCTCAGTGTCAGTTCAGGGTTGCAACTCGATCACCAGCCGCCGCTTACCGAGCAGGAACGCGCACGCGCACGACAGGGCGATCGGTCAGCCATTGACGACATCCATCGAGTCGGCTTCCTCTGTGCTCACTGTCATTCGACCAAGACCAGCCGAGAGCAACAAAAGACGGGGGCGGCGGTAAATTGTTGACAGCAAACGGCTCAGAACACCGCTCAGCACTCGTTTAGAAACTTTCTGTGATTCAAGCCGGTTTCAAGTCGCAATCAAGGAGCGAAATGGCAGCAGGACACGGCGGGCGGCGGATCGGCGCAGGCCGGAAGCCGACGAAACCGATACCCTTTCGGGCTACAGTGCGCCCGGGAGGGCAGGACGATGGCGGGGTGCCAGTGTTGCCGCCGGAGGACTTACCGAGCGAGCAGCGGTCGTTCTGGCAGGAATACGCCTGGCGTGCGGTGGAGAAGGGCACGTTGACCGTTCACACGGTCGGCGCGTTCCGGCTGCTGTGTGAGATGGACGCCGAGCGGCGGGCGACGAAGGCCACGATCGACCAGGACGGGCGCACGTATCTCAAGGTCGTGGTGGATGGGTCTGGGCAGGAGCACCAGGAGCTCAAGGCGCATCCGCTCACGGCGTCGTACAGTCGGCTGGCGAAGGATGTCCGGACGGGGTTGCAGTCGTTCGGGTTGGCGCCGTTTGGGAAGCCGGAGCCGACGATCCGGAAGCGACAGGCGGACAGCAATCCGTTTGCGGCGTTGGGGGGCAAGTGAGCCGCCACGCTGATATGAAGGCTGTTTTGCGTGGCGAAAGAGCGATTGGCTTGTGGACTGGAAGTAATAGCCAATTCAAAAGAGAACTGCATCGCCGCCTGAGAGACAGTGCGGAGCAGCGGAAAGACTTTAAGGCGAGAGCTAGGGCTCCGATGCTGCGGTCCACACCCGCCGACGCTTCAGTTAAGGAAGTCTGGAAATCTGATAGAAAGAAACGCGCTGCGCCTTGGGAAGGGTTCGGGCGACGAGACTAGATGCGGGACCACATTGCCCTGGCAGCGCAGTACCAATCCGACGTCCTGTCAGGAAAGATCCCAGCCTGTAAATGGGTGACGCTCGCGGCCGAGCGCAACCGGAAGGATCTCGACCGCCAGGACACTGAGGACTTTCCGTACCGCTTCGATGCCGAGGCTGGCCGGCGGATCTGCCAATTCGCGGAACTATTGCCCCACATCCGCGGCCCGAAAGCCTTTGTCGTCGGACGGGATGACAACGACCGCCCGATCTGGAATCGGCTCGTGCTCGAGCCGTGGCAGTGCTGGTTGCTGTCCACGTTATTTGGCTGGCAGCGGGAAGATGGCACGCGGCGCTTCCGCGTCGGGCTGATTCTTATCCCGCGCAAGAACGGGAAGTCTGTGCTCGGTGCGGTGGTCTCGCTCTACATGCTCGCCTTTGAGGGCGGCTCCGGGGAGTGCTATTCCGCAGCGACGACGCGGGACCAGGCCAAGATCGTCGCTGAGATCGTCTGGGAGATGGCGAACCGCTCGCCGCAGTTCCGCGACCACTACAAGATCCGGCTGGGAGCGAAGACGCGGCTGTCGCTGTCGATTCCGTCGAACGCGGCCAAATTCGAGCCGCTGTCCGCTGAGGCCAATTCACTGGATGGCTTAAACGTTCTGCTGGCGGTGATTGACGAGCTCCACGCGCACAAGACCCGCGGCGTGTATGACGTGCTCGACACCGCGACAGGTACCCAGCTCCAGCCGATGCTCCTGAGCATTACGACGGCGGGTGTGGAGATCGGCGGCATCTGCCACGAAAAGCTCGGGTATCTCGAGAAGGTGCTGGAAGGCGTCGAGACCGACGAGACGTTCTTCGGGACGAACTACACCATCGACCAGGGCGACGATCTGCGGCAGGAAGTCATCCAGCGGAAGGCGAATCCGAACTTTGGCGTGAGCGTCCAGGCGGATGATCTGATGCGGAAGGTGCAGGAAGCGCAGCACTCGCCGTCTGCGCTGAACAACGTACTTACCAAGCACTTCAACGTCTGGATCCGGTCGGAGTCCTCGTGGATGACGGCGGACGTCTGGAACACCTGTACCGCGAAGGTGACGACCGATTCGTTGGCTGGCTTGCCGTGCTGGATCGGCGTGGACCTCGGGGAGACACGGGATCCGTCCTCGCTGGCGCTGCTGTTCAAAACCGGGGATCAGCAGTTCGCGCTCGTGCCGCGGATCTATATGCCGGCGGATGTGGCGGCTCGATCGCCGATCGCCCAGATGTCGGGGTGGTGCCGGTCAGGTCACATCATCGTGACGGAGGGGAACGAAGCCGATTACGCGCGCATTCAGGGCGATCTGCTGGACTTCATGCGGACGTTGCATGTGCGTGAGATCGACTTCGACCGACGTTCTGCCCGGTTGATGATGCAGCAGATCCGGATGGCGCTGGAGCCGCAGTTCGGTCGTGATCGAGTGGAGCAGATCGTGCTCGACATTCCGCAATCGCTGGAGACGATGGATCCGGCGATGAAGTTTGCGGAGACGATCGTGCTCAAGAAGACGCTGCAGCACGACGGGAATCCGGCGATGAGTTGGATGATTAGCAACATCGTCATCGAGCGAAACCACAAGAACGAGATTTATCCGCGCAAGGCCGGCGGCAAAGACAGCCCGAACAAGATCGACGGGGCGATCGCGTTCTTTACTGCGCTTTCTCGGGCGATGCGGGTGCAGGAAGATCCGCAGCCGTTGATGGTCATTGTAGGATCGAAGCGGTGAGTGAGAAGAAACCGAACGGCCGTCCTCGTGGTCGCCCCAAAGCCGATGAACCGCGATCAACTGTCTGCGTCTGGTTGCCGGCGCACGCGCATGATCGCTTGATCAAGCTGGCGAACGCGCAGGAACAAAGTATCTCTGCGACCGTTCGCCAGCTTCTTACGCTACGCCTGCGTTGACCCAGCCTCACCGTTTCAGGCCGCACCCCTCTGCTCTCCTCCACAACTCGCTCCGCCTTGCCTGCCTTTACTTTCCGTATCAAACTAAATCGCTCCACGCCGGTCGGCGCCTCTCCATGACTTACCTTGGCTGCCTCGCCTGTAACGACTTACCCTGACTAACCTGCCGTGAATTGCCTTGCCGCGTCATGCCAAGACTGACCCGCCCGTGCCGCGCCTCGCCTGCTAAACCGGACCTGAACGCTCCCTGCCACGCCTGAACCCGTCCAACCCGTCATCGACCTACCGTGCCTGCCTATCCAATCGTTGCAACGACTTGCCCTGACTAGCCTGCCCCGACAGACTAATTCGCGACGTGACTCTGCCAGCCAAATCGTGCCTTGCCTCACCTGCCGTGGTCAGCCCCGCTTCTCCTGATCATGCCCAACACCGCCCCGCCTGCTATGCCGTGTGCGCCAGTTCCGGCGTCGTGACTTCGTCCATCGCCTCGAAGACTTTCGCGAGTTCGCTCAAGCGCTGATACTTCAACCGAAAACGCTGCATCTCTGCCAATGCGTCGGAGAGCATTTGCTGACGGTGCGCGGCGTCTGCCAGGACGACATTCGCCAAGCGGTACCCGGCGCCATTCTCTTCGCGATCTGGAGTCAGGCTGACGAAGACGCGCACAGGCATGGACTTCTTCCCGACGTGTTCGTAGATGACGACTGCGCGAATGAGTTGGCGCGCTTGCTGGAGCCGCCACTTCTCAGCCGCTTCGCTGTCATCCCAGTCGAACGAGTTGTGCAGCGGTGACGTATCCGGCCGTGCTGCGTCCACGACGGCCTTCGGCTGCAATTCTCCCCCATGTTCAGCCGCTAGGCGCGTGAGTTCGTTTCGGATGATCGATTCGCGACGCTTCTGTTCTGTCATGCTGCCGTTTCTCCTTTGGCTTCTTCGATGGTGAAAAGACCCCAGCCCATTCCTGCGGAGTTCTTCGAGTCGGGCCTGCCCTCACCGAGGCCGACTTGCAGGCCGACGCGCGCCATCAGGTTGCTGACGTCTTGCAATGTGAACTGATCCGCATCGAAGCGGATGCGGATCTTCGCGCTCCACTGATGATATGCCGCGCGAACGGTGACGTAGGGCTGACCCGTTTCTACGCGGGCCATGTCTTCTTGCTTGACCGGTTCGCCGTAGATCCGAATCAGAGGGATCTGTGGTTCGTCCTTGTCCACCCCGTCCGCCTCTACAAATACCGACAGCTTGGCGAGCGTCATTCGGAATCCGACCAGACGACACGCCGAGATCATCGCGGCGCGTACGGCGCTGGCGTTGAATCCGTCCCAGCCTTCTACGCTCCGGTACCGTGCCTCTTCGTACAGCTCATCGGTCGACTTCGCCTCTCGGTTCTTCTTGCTGCCTGCGGCCTTGCCTGTCTCCATTTTTTGCTTCATCTGCGCCTTCGTCTTGGCCGAGAAGCGGTGAATCACGAGCGGTGCGAGTCCGCGCGCCTGGAACTGCACTATTCCGAAGTTGGGTGGCTTGATCGTAACTGTCTGCGCGTCTGAACTTGCGGTATTCTTGCGGTCAGCCATGTTGTGCCCCCTCCAGCGGGGCATGAGTGGTTAGGGGCCGTGAGGCGCTGCTAACGCTTCACGGTTCCGCCTACTTTACTCTAGCCTCTGGGTTTTTCCTACTAGAAAAATCGGGTTTTCTGCGGAGTCTCTACCCTTGACGGTGCAGGAGTCTATTGCACCGCAAAGCGTTCTCCGTCTTCGAGGTGAAATCCGTCGATGACGATGCTCGTGTGATCGAAGGCGTGGCATCCACGCCACACACCGATCGCACGGGAGACATCGTTGTCCCCGAAGGCGCGGCCTTTTCGCTGCCGATTCCGCTGTTGTGGATGCACCGCAGCGATCAGCCGATCGGGCAAGTCGTGGCTGCGGTCGCTGGCAAGGACGGCATCAAGGTCCGCGCGCAGATCGCGAAGGGACTCGGCATTCCGCGCATCGACGAGGCGTGGTCTCTGCTGAAGTCTGGCCTCGTGCGCGGTCTGTCGATCGGGTTCCGCGCGACGGAAGATCCTGAGCCGATCAAGGGCACGCTCGGTCTCAAGTTCAACAAGTGGGAATGGCTGGAGCTGTCCGCGGTGACGATCCCCGCGAACGCTGCCGCCAATATTCAGACCGTCAAGCAGTACGACCTCTCCGACGTGGACCTGGCCGCGACAGGCACAGACGGTCCAGTCGTTTCTCAGAAAAGTTCGGCCGGCGCTTCGGCCTCTCTCCGGGTGGTGTCAAGCCGCCCAGTAGGTCGAAGCATGAAGAAACCCATTGCAGATCAGATCCGAGATTTCCAGTCGACGCGCGAACAGAAAGTGACCGAGCGCGACGCCATCATGGAGAAGTCGGCGGACACCGGGGAAACCCTGGACGCCGA